TAATCCAGCAGCGAGCATTCCGAGAGCTGTCATGGCCATCATGACTCCACCATCGGCTACCAGCAAAGAACCCAAAAGGATCATACCCCAAGTTGCTAGCAGAGCCATACCAAGCATAGCCATAACCTCTACCATTCGCAACAACGGAATGCCCTCGAGAACACCGTGCATAAGTTTTAAGCCTGTAGCATATAAATAACCAGATACCAAAAACATTCCCGCCGCGGCCAACATACCCATAGAAGCTTTCATGATATCAGCTTTCTTCATCATTTTAGCAAATTGAATCATTACCCAAGTTGCACCTAATGCCGAAGCTAATCCTACTATGCCCTTCACCATTTCTTCTACTGAAAGAGCACCTAATATTTTAGATACCAAAAAGAAAGCTCCAGCCAACGCTACCATAGCTATAGAAACGAACGCGACTAAATACATTCCAATTTTAAAAGCTTTTTTGATGTCTTTCTCAGTAATTTCCTTTAGAGCTTCTATTATTCCTTTATTAGACCTGACTCCGTCTTCTGCGCCTTCACCGACTGCGCCGCCAACACCTTTACCAGCTGTCTTAGCAATCTTATCAGCCGCACCTTTTGGAAAAAACTTATTCTTTAACCACTCGACAAACATTGCTTGCCCAGCAGCCATTGCTAAACCAAGAGCAAATCTGGCGCCGACAAACATACCAAGAGCAGTTGCAGCTTTCTTAAACAGCGCGCTCTTCATAAGAGCATCAAATATTTGCGCCATAAATTCAGCTAATTTTTTGGCTAGCCAACCAACAATACCCTGGATAGCCCCCCACATTTTTTGTAGACCTTCTTGCATCATGCTAGAGCCTTCGTTACCAGCAAAAAAGTCAGTAAAAATAGTTTTAATTTTTTCTATCAAGTTATCCATTGCAGCTTCTGGATCTGTCTCTAACAGAATAAAGAACTCTCTAAAAGCTTCAACGACATCTCCCATCATGGCTTTCCATTGTTCAGGATTAAGAAGCTCAGCAAAACCACCCGCAAACTGTTCCATTCCGGGAAAGAGCTCCATGAACATTTTACCGACTTCTTTTCCAGCGTTGTAGATAGTCATTAAGACTTCTCGGAAATTATTTAAAATCTCTCTCATTTGTGGAGACTTCATTATTCCCTGAGTTACACCCTGCAAAAACGCATCTAGCGGTCCGCCAACGTTTGTCATTCCACCAAAAGCTTCCGTAAGCTTTTCAATAGATTTAGCTAACATCACATTGGCTTCTTCTTGAGTGATTGCTCCATCGGCAGCATCTTGAGCTGCGGCTTCGAGCTCATCAAAAGATAAACCAGCATTAGCTGGATCTAACATTGTCTCGAGTTCTTTAGTTGAGAGTCCGCCTGAAAGCTCTGCCAACCTGGCCTTTTCTTGCCTGGACATATCTGCGAAAGATTTTCCTGCTGCGTGGAAACTGTCTCTGAGCATCCCTATTTTCTCAGCTGGATCCGCATTCATCATATCCATAGTGTCAATAGCCATGCCAAAGCTGGCTGCCAATTCAGAAGCTCCTTCCGCCGCACTGGCAAAATCGTCCCATTTTTTAGTAACGCTTGCCAGGGATTTAATCTCAACACCAAGCTTCGCAGCAAAAGCTGCAGTCGCAGTTAACTGCTTTTGAGACATTCCTCCGAATGTCTCATGTGCCTCTGCCATTTCGGACAAATTCTTTCCCATCTGCTTGACGGATACGCCATACTCTTTAGAGAGATGACCCACCATCTTTGCCTGCATCTTTAAAACATCGGAAGTCTTTTTTCCACCAGCCATGGCTTCTTTGTTTATATTTGCTAAAGCTTCGGCCGAGAGTCCCAAGCCCTTATAAGCAAGCATATACTGGCCAGCATTTTTTTCAAAGTCGTCGCCTAGCTTGTTGAACTCAGTTCCCATCTCTTTAGCTAGTTCAGTTATATCTTCTAAGGCTGCAGCCATACCATCTGGGCCTCGGCCATAAATGGCCGTGAGAGAAACTCCAGCCTCTCCCATTGCGTTGGAGCCAGATTTTATATTATCAAAAGCTCCGCGCACATTTTTTGCTTGCGCTGAAGATTCCCCAAACGCGGCATTTAGTTTGTTCATTGCGTTAGCAAAGCCAACATTAGCATTTCCAGCCTGCATAGCTTTATCAGCTAAAAAACCTATTCCAGCAGAAACAGCGCCCATTATAGCGCCGCCAATATTCATCAAAGAACTGCCTAATCCACTAACAGTATCCCAAAGGCCATGGAGAGAAGTTTTTACGCCCTTAAACGCATTCATCGCCCCAACGGCGCCCGTGGCTTTTGGAGCAATATCTGCTAATTCACTAACTAAATTATTCGCTGAGCTGGCAGAATCCTCCGCGGCTTCGCCGATGTCAACTAGGGTTGAATCCATATCCCTAGCAGAATCTCCCGCTCTATTAAGAGCTTCGTGGAAACCATCCATCCTCTCTTGCATGCCTTCGAGATCTTCGCAATCTAAAGCCTTGCATAATTCCTGGGCCATTGAAACTTGCGCGCTTATTTCAGAAGTCACATTTTTCATTAGCGCAGCACGAGCTTCGATAACTTTATTTATCTGTGATTGGATGTCTAACTGGTGCTGATCGTCATTGGCCATTAATATTCTCTACATGCAATTTTACGACTTATGTAATAAATATCTTCTCCAGAAATTTATGGTGTTAAATCTGAAGCTGTAGTAAACTAAAATGGCCAGCGAATGCCCGTTTTGTTATATAAGTCTCTTGCTTTCTTATTCTTTTCTTCAATTAAAGCCAAAACTGCACTTGAGTCTTCACTTATCTCTAAAGCTTCGTAAAGATTTCTAGAGGCTGCTATTGTTTTTTTATAAGCTTCTACTTGGACTGGGGTTCCACGTATCGTTTGAACGGGACCCAAACCCAAAATATAAGCAGCTGAAGCTGCGAATAATTTTTTCTCACCAGCATTGTTTTTCTTTGACATTTTGCGCCTCTCAATATAACTATTACCCATCAAGTAAATCTTCTTAATTTACTGGGCACATTTGATCGAGCTCGATTCATCATGGCTCTTGTTTGAGGATCGTTGTGATGCGCGGCGTGAGACTGACCTTGCGATTTCTTTATTTCTTCATTAATTCGATTAATAAACCACACCCTCTGCCATATCGGCATATTATAGCACTCAATGTAAGAAAAACCGCTATAATACATAAGCAAGAAAGTGTGTTCTAAAAACACTTTTTTATCTTCAGGATTCAGGCCAAAAAAAGCTTGCGCCAAGCGGCATTTTTACCTCCGAAGACTCAAAACAAGATGGGCATTCCATCCAAGCCTTCATTTCTATTCCTGGTTCGTTAGCATCAATATATCTTCTCAAGAAAAGAGAGTCTTTAGCTGGCATGCTTCTAATAAAAATATTAAGCTTAGATTTATCGGTAATACCGCCAATAGAAACTAGAGAATATTGAAGTCTTGTCGTAACTAAATTATCAGTTCTCTGACCCGCCTTCTTTCTTCTTTCAGAAACAGTAGATATTTCTTGCTCATCAGAGCCTATTAAAAACTTAAACCGTGCTGTTTTCTTAGTTACCGGTAAATCAACTTCGAACAAATTAGCGCCATCGGAAACTGGATTTATTTCTAATCTTTTGACTGGAAGTTCTGCAAGATTAAAATCTTGTTTAGATCTTTCACTACATGCTGGACAATTAACTTCCACACTATACTCAGCACCATAGCCCGTGATCCTCAGAGCTGTCATCAGGGCATTCCGGTCGCCAGTTAACATATTCATAGGCTCGAAGCCTTCGTCAACAATACAGGACTTTAGAAGCTCGGAAATAACCGTTCCATTTTTAATAAGAGCTCTAGAAGTTAAAATATCTTCTTCTCTAGCTGTCATTGCTCTGATGGAAACTGTTTCCTTTCCATACATCGCAGAATCTACTGGGTAGACTACCCCCTTCGAAGGCAATGGAACGATGTCGACTGGAATATCCAAGCCAAAATCGTCTTTCATTACATTTCTAGTCGGCATGCCGGGAGCGTGACCAGTAGGTCCGTTGCCAGATCCGAAAACTTCGTTTCTTTTTGCTCTATCACTGTTATCAGACATTTAATCTCCTAAATAAAGATCTTACTGTAATTTTTACCAATTTCAGCAAATGTAAAATAAAACAGCTCCGTCGTTAAACGGAGCTGCTAAGCAGTTCAAAACTAAAAAGAAAATGGAGAAAATATCAGTATTGAAGTACGCAATTGTCGAATCTAATCGTCAAAGCAATTTCGGTTGGATCTTCAGCTGTATAATCTAGATCGTTAAAGTTAGCATTAGTTAAAAAGCATCCCTTAAGATCCCAGAGCTCCACTACTGTTCCTACTGGATCTAGCATTTTAAGCTGGCAATCTCTTTTATAGAAATCAGCATAACCAGATCTACCAGAAACAGATTCTGAATGTGTACGAACCCACTCCATGACCTGTTGAGCTCCAGATGGAGCAATTGGATCATAAAGGGTAACACTGATTGGATCATAATTCATCTTACCAGCAAGGTATCTCCGTGAATTAATGAAGTGCAATTCCTGTTCAGAAATTGTAACGTTGGGGCGAGCCGCTGCCTTCATTAAGAAAGCATCGATTCCTTCGATAGCAAATATCCATCTAAATTTTCTTTTTGGCTCAAATTTATTTGGAAGCATGTCTTGAACTGCGAGAGTTTCGGCCATTTTCTTTTTCTCCTATGGTATAAACTAAGTATTACGCAAACTAAATCTCTGTCCCATTATTTGTAACAACGAAATCAAGAGATATGAACTCGACAGAGCGAGTGGGCTGCAAGAATATTTTTCCTCTAATAGTATTATTTTCTACATCAGCCTGGGTGGTGGTTGTGGTGTCAATTAAGACCTTGAACCTATCGAGACCCTGCTGTTGCTGAATTCTTGTAAGAACAGGCGTTACTGAAGCAGAGAATCTAGCAAGAGTATCTTCTCGGTTAGGCTCAAAGAGGAAAGTATCTGCAATTTTTCTAACTTTTCTACGAATATCGATAAGAAGCCTTCTAACGTTTACTCTATCCAAAGCGCTAGCAGACCGGAGTATTGTCTTTTGACCGAATACTACGACCCCGTTAGAAGTTGGGAAGTTTGTTATTGGGTTAATATCAGCATCATAAAGTGTGTCTAAATTAGCTCGACTCAACTGGACGTGAGCCCAAAGAGTAGTAGACAGAGCGCCTCGAGTAAATCCTGCTGGAGCATACCATGGATATGCAACTGCATCGTTTAACGACATAGCTCCTAAAACTGAAACTGATGGTGGACACCTTACATTGGTTCCAGTCGCTGGATCAGTAATATAGGTGTCTGGGAAGTAAGCAGCTCCAAATGAGCTATCAAGATTTCTAGATTTAAAATTAGTAACAGTGTTATTAACACCAATTATCTCTAGAGATCCAGTTACTACATTATTCTGAGTGTCTCTTTCTTCAATATCCATGACGTACATAGCATCGAAACGCTCTTCAGTTCTGTCTAGTGCGTGATCAGTAATTTTTGTCTCGCGGATTCCAGGAATAGCTAAGAGCATAATATCAGCATCTGATTTTTCAGACATTACATCGATAGCTTTCATGTAAGTTGCAACTGTTGGACCTTGCGCGTAGCCTTGGTTCTCATCATCCATCTCGCGGGATGCAGCAGCATTATTAAGCTTAGCTTTATCTTCATCGAAGATATTAACGCCGTCAAATCCTCCCTGCATAAACATCGTAAATTTCATGTATTTGCGAGAAGCTACATCTCCAAAGTCTTTATCGACATTTAAGAAGCGACCAGTTGAATAAGTTCCATCGCTCTTTAGAAGTGAAGAACTTAACACCCCTGATCTTCTATAGACTGAGAATGCCCACTCTTTAGAATCTACTTTGTCTTCTGAAGATTTAGTGTGAACTTGAACTCTTTCGAGCGTGAAGATATTGTTATTAAATTTATCTGAGTCTAATACGGTTCCACTAGCGTCTAAAGCTCCGGCGTTATTCCCGACTGAAACGTGTCGTTGGCCGGTGGCGAACCGAGGAAAGTATTTAGTATAAGAAGCTAATGACTCTTCCAAAACGTTACTAGCGTTAGGGCCTTTTTCATAAATCCTATCTTGCTTAGTAAACTGGACACCCCAATAATAAGAGCTATTAGCCGTTCTTTTATCTCCTGTGTTGTTTGAGATACAAAGTCTATAAGGGATAGGGGGTTCTACCATTCTTTCGCCCCAAGTTGATTGCGCGATTACAGTTCCTTGGGCCATGACCCCACTACCGTCAGCGTCAGCAGCTGAGCCTGTAATAGTATTCATTGCAGGATAACCTGGATCTGAGAATATGTCTGAACCAGATGTAACTAAGTGATAAGGACCACGATATCCTATCGGTAAGGAAGTGACCGGAGTATTTTGAACATCTACTTCGTTGTGCACTTCTACCCTAACGTATTTACTCATGTTTGGATGAATGCCTTCAATTACCAATTTTTGACTTGCGACCTTGTGGTCAAAATCAAAGTATTGGTGGACATTTCCAATTCTTCTTGCAATGTAATCATCAGAAGTTGGATCTAAATTAACTCCAAGGTAGGATTCTAAAACTTGTTTTTCAGCGTCGGTGTCTCCGAAAGCCCTAATTTCTACATCGAAAGTTCCATAATTTTCTTCAGTGGCACCCTTTTTAAAATTACTAATAGAAACTTTTGTTAAAGTGTTTGGATATTGGCCGTCATCTAAGCAGTGGAATCTAAACAAGTTTTTATATTTTCCACCGAATTTCTGAGATATTGCCCAAGGAGAGAAAGCTGTTCGGAACCTGTCAGAGAAGTTTTCGTAATTAGGTTTAGTAGTCGTTCCTTGGTTAACTCCATCAGAAGCTGTTAGAACGAATAAGCAGGGCTCATAGTTCGAAGCTGCATAAGATCCGGTCCTAGCATTGACTGAAACTACTCCGGTACCAGTAACAACCGCAAGAGTTGGAGCAATATCATAATGCGTGTACATATAATATCCAGCTTGCTGTAGTTTAGTTGGATCTGTGTTGAATACATTTGTAAAATATGAAGGGCTCCAAGGAGACATAGAAGCTGTAATTGTATTTGGATAAGCCGAGGTGTTCTTGTGCCCGTTTAACAGCATTGTAAAGTTGTAGTGGTTTGCCGAGGTAAGATCTAGCTCTCCCCAACTTGCACCGCCGTCAAACGCAGAGCTTAATATTCCCTTTGTTCCTGTGGCAGAAGCTGTTACAACTCCAGCGCCCGGCCCTTTAACTAAGTTGCCAGAAAGTCCTAAAGTAACACCAGATGCAACCATTAAAACAGCTCTTAAAATTGGAACTGCTTTTGCGCCATATCCAATCCACGAATAATTTTTGCTCTGCAAACCCGCATCGGAAAATATTGTACTTCCTGCAGATTCAGACATTAGTGCGCCAAACATATATGTTCCGCCAGCTACACCATAGTCGTAAGCATAAACGTTAGTGTTGAGGTATCCTTTATCGTTTAATTGTTTGGTCCCTACAATAAATCCTGCATTTTTTACTGCTCCAGGATAAATGTCGTAACCACCAGCATCTGTTGTTTGCGATGTAATTCTCTTTTTTCCATCGCCAACGCCGAGAACTCTTAGATAAGTACCCGCCTTTGCATTTCTCATCCATTCGTTCATAGCTAACGGTCCAAATTTCTCGCCATCGGAAGCTCCGAATGTTGCGATGAAATCTTGGTAAGTAGCAACTGTCACTGGAACAAAAGCTCGACCTTGATTTGCCGTAGCGATTATTCCAGCTGGGGTACCTTGAGGGGCAACACTAGTCGGACCTGAAAGGTCAATCTCCCTTGTTGCAACTCCCGGACTTTTAAAAGTTAATTCAGCCATTTATTTGTGCTCCTAAAATTTCTCTTACAAGTAACTATTCATTACATGAACAATACGCCACTATTTGTGATAATAAAGTCAATAGCAATGAATTCAACAGAACGAGTGGGAACAACCACTATTCTACCATTCAGTTTATTTTGCTCTACATCTTGTGGCGAATTGTTTGTGTCGTCCATGACCACAGAAAACTTCTCTATACCTGCCTGTGATTGAACTAGTGCTAAAATTGGTGCAACTTGAGAAATAAATCTCGATCTTGTTGCCGGTGTGTTTGGTTCGAATAACAGTCTATCTGCTACTTGAACCACTAATCTCTTGACTTCAAGTAACATTCTTCGAACGTTTACCCTGTCAAGCGCACTCTTGTTGATCTGCAGGGTCTTTTGGCCGAAGATGACGAATCCGCCATTTGGAAAATTAGCTATAGGATTAACTCTAGCATCATATAGCTCATCTCTATCTCCAGCAGTTAATCTCACCGCAGTATTTCTAACGTTGTCTAATGATCCGCGGTTAAATCCAGCAGGCGCGAACCAAGGATATGCTACAGTGTCGTTATAACCCAAAGCCCCCATAGCAACTACAGATGAAGGAACTAAAACACTCTTATTATTAACTGGGTCATCGATATATACGTCGGGGAAGTAAGTCGCAGCATAGTTGTTATTAACTCTACGGCCTTCAAACTGCTCGGCAGTTTCTCTTACATCTCGCTTCGCAGTGTCAGAATCAAACAGTCTATTTTCATCTTCGTCGTACTGCTGAATGTCCATAACATACATAGCCATTGAATAATCTCTAGTTCTATCAGCAGCAAGATCAGTAATGAATGGATCTCTTATGCCTGGTACCGCAAGAAGATTAGTGTTGACTATCATTGGATCAGTCATAATCTCTACAGCTTTTCTGTAAGAGAAAACTACGTTGTTTTGGCGTCCCAGCCCAGACATTGATCCGTTTCCAGCTGTTCCGCCAAGACCGAGTCCACCGCCCGGTGGATCATCCCCAGCAAGACCTTTTGGATCTGTAGAGGCTGCTCTATCATTCATAAGCGCGTTAGCTTTATTTAAAACGTTTAGTCCATCAAAACCGCCATAGAACGGAAGAGTAAACTTCGCGTAATCTTGGAACCGGTTAAACTTAATAGAACTAGAATTTATTAAAGTCGCCAAAGTAAGTCTTCCAGACCTGACGCCATCACTAAGTGTATAATCAGTAGAACTATAAATTCCGTTTCTAATATACGCAGCATCGAGCATGTGCTCATTGGCAGAGCCAGTAATTTTGCTCAAGTTTGTCTCAGTGTTATAAAGAGCTACTCTAGCAAGAGTAAACTTGTTATTATTAAACGCATCTGCACCAGAGCCAGTAACTAAGTTGTCTAGTTTCACAATCCCCTGGAATGTTGTATATCCCTTAACCAAGTTGTTGGTTAAGCTTCCGATATTAGCATCATAAGTAGCGTGAGTTACTGAAGCTGTGAGAGGTAAACGCGTGGGCATTGTTCCCCAATAAAGTCTTGAATCTGCTCTCTCGTTTTTGCCTGGATCACCAGCAAATGCCGGAGATGAATCCACTTGACCTCTTGTGCACTTAAATCTATATGGTAGTGGAGGTAAAATAGAACCAGAAAGTCCAGAAGCTGTGTCCCGGTTCAAAACTCCGCAAACCCTTGTGCCGGTCGAACCCCAGCCTCCTTCCCAGCCAGTAATTGTACTGCTTGGAATATCAGTAAATGTATCAGTGGTTTTAAGTACTGGAATACCGCGGAAACCGAAAGGCAAGGAAGCTTTCGGAACTTCTCCGTTATATACAGCGTTATTAACTACCACTCTAATATTTGGAGAGCGATTAGGATATTTCCCTTCGACTACTAGTCTACGCTCTTCTGGATCTTCAGAGTCAAAATCATAAAATACTTTTTTATCACCAATCTGAAGTCCAATAAATCTATCACTCTTAGGATCAAGAGTACACTCTGGATAAACCTCAATCACTTCTTTTGAAAGGTCGTTATCATCAAATTTTCTTAGCTGAACTTCGAAAGTACCATATGGGTAATTTTCGTCTGTAGAAGCCCGGAGATTGGCAATAGAGACCTTATGCTTCGAGTTTGCATAGGAACCATCAGAAAGAGACTCAAAGTGGAACAGATCATATTCTGTGCCACCGAAAGGCTGTGATATAAGAGATGGTGTTCGTGGTGCCGTGTATCTAGTATCAAATCTACCGAAAGAATCTCTCCAATTCTCGCTTAATCCAATCCCATTTGTAGCGTTTGTACCGGAAAGAATCCCAATGGCGCCTGCGCCCTCGGATACTGGAGCCAATTCATTTTCTACAGGGAAATCAGCCCATAAGATATGTTGCTCTTCTCCAAACTTCCACGGATCTGTATTTAAGACTTTAGAAATATAATTGTCATTATTCGGATCTAAAGAGGCTGAATAAATTCTAAAGCCAGCTACAGCATCATCATTTGCAAAACCTGTACCTGCCGAAGAAGAAATAATAATTTTAAAAGTATTATAAGCTTCAGCGGTTGGATTATCGTTTCTAGTAGCAATATCTTCAGTTGGAGGCGAATATGAAGACCCCCCAATAGATTCATCCCAATTAGCTAACATAACTCTAGTTCCTGATGCTGGAATTATCATTCCACGAACTAAGTTGATAACGTTGATAGTTCCACGGGTACTAACAGAAGACAGCCCCGGAAAGGAATCGTTATCGTCGAAAATTGGATATCCAACTGAGCCTTCAGAAGCTGAAAGGTAGTGGCGAGCGCATAAGAACTGCACGCATCCGCGATGTCGCTGATCTCCACTGCCCGCTCCGGTAGAGCCAACTACCCGAGACCCGGAAACAACGAATCCAGCTTTGGAAACGATTCCATAATTTTGTGTGTTGCTTATTTCAGAACTGGTGTCGTTAGATCCTGCACCAAGTACTCTTAGATAAGTTATTGCATCTTTGTTTTTTAAGTATTCTCTAACTGCATAGGGACCAAAACGGTTTGAATCTAATGTACCAAATCGCGTTTCGAAATCTGCAAAAGAACCGACAATCACAGGTACGAAAGCTGGACCCTTTTGTGAGGTTCCAATAATACCCGCAGGAGTACCTACAGGAGCTTTCTCTCTCTGTGAAAGATCTATCTCTTGTTCAAAAAACCCTGGAGAACGGAAGGTCTGTTCAGCCATTTAAATCTCTCCTCAAGCATATTTGCTGTCTTTCATAAATATTCATTTCAAACCCAAAAATCTCATTCTGGTTCAATTACTAGATCTCCCAAGTCATAAGTTAGCAATTCTTTATAAACTGTTTCACCTTTTCTTTGGTTTCTAGTTCTCACTGTGAGTTGTTTTTTAATTGTTTGCCCGGTAACAGGGTCAATTTCTATTCTTTTTACTGTTAAGGGCACATTACCAGCTTGTGAACCACCAACGCTGGTATTTTTAAAATATTTTCCTGGAACCACGCCTTTTCCACCAACTAAGCTTGAAATAGACGGATCTTCTATAGAAGAAATATCTTGCAAAATATAGTCGTTTGGATTTCCACTTGGAATTCCCTCTACCATTATCTTATTCGGTATTGCGTTTACTTGTGTCATATCAAATGAAATCGATGGAGCCGATATATACCGGCGGTGGGTCGGCATAGACCCGGGATACTCTGGATTGACTATATATCCCGGAACTTCTACCGTGAACGTGTTTCTAACTATTCTTTCGCTATCCGTAAAATCATCAAAATTATTATCAGTTCCAATAGATGCTCCAAAATAAGCAACAAAATAATAACCTTTTTCAGTCTCTATTCTAAAAGTTCTTTGCCCATAAGAGTGATAAGAAGTCATAATGGCAGTTAAAAGATTATTCATTTGCTGAGTATATTGTGCCCAAACAGTTATTTCATATTGAGCGACAAAATACTTCGGCGGTTGAAGCGTGTAAATTTCGTAAATATTATTTGATAAACTATCAGAAATTAGTTTTCCCTCAGAGAATTTCTGCTTTTTATTAGGAGCTTTTCTTCGAGTCGCAACGGTGCCAGGAGAAGCGCCGCGGCCTTGGCCGCCTTTGGTTTCGCTAGTCGTTAATTCGTGGTTAGGGGTAGCTCTCTCATCTGAGTTTTGTAATCTTTCTTTGTTTAAAATTTGTTGATATGTAGAATCTCCAGGAGAAAGCTTTTTCTTAATTGTTATAGGAGATGTTTGATTTGTAGCGTTGCCCTTTGTTGGAGATTGCTCTATTCCAGTTCTTTGAATAGATATAAGCGGCAAAATTATAGCGCCAGCTTTGTCTCTAAGTGGTTGCTTTCTTCTCAAAACCGCAAATCTTTCTCCGGTGGCAAAAATTATCGGAACTTTTTTAGTAGTTTTCTTTTGCTCAAAAATTAAATTTAAATCTTTGTCAAACAAATTAAACAGAGCCCTATCTACATCTTCTACGGTGCAAGAAGGAAGATTAAAATCAGGATCTATACTCGAGCCCATTGGCATAAAGTTTGGAGAAGTTTCTTTTCTAGTAGACATTAACAATCATCTCCATAAAACGAAGAAGAAATACCTTCTTCATCTCCCTTTGGAGAAACTTCTACTGGACCATCGGGAGCTTTTTGAAGTTTTCCCTGTTGTTGAAGGACTCTCACGTCACCAGTTGGTCCATTTTTATTTTCTTTAAACCCTCTCTGCTGAACAAATGTTTTCTCAACTGCATCAGCGTCTGAATATGCTTCGTCAGTAGGACCGAGCGGAATTTTATCTATAAGACCCTTTCTAGCTTGCTTACAAGTCATTTTATAGCCAGTAGAATATTCTATTTCGCCGAAAATAGTACTATCAATAACCGATGTAACTATTTCAAAAAAAGTATCTCCGTAACTTACATAATCACCTTCTTGAACGTCTATTTCTTTATCTAGCACGTCTCTATATTGTACGTAAACCGTTATAGTGCTATATTCTTCTGAGCCGAATTGATTGGTTCGTATTTCTGCTTGATTCCATTCAATTCTCGCATCTAAATCTATTGGCGGATCGAATATTTTTTGGTGTGATTCTTCATAAACGTCATGAACTTCAGATAAATCTTCACGGACTTTATAATAATAAACTTTTTGCCCAATGACGTCTTTGACAATCTCCTTATTAATATCGGAAATTAGATCTATTTCTCTGGGGGTAATAAAAAGTCTAGCCATTTATTTAATTCATCCAATTATAATGCATTTACCCATAGGGATGGGTATTGTCTTTAAGACAGTTTGTAAGTTTCCAGCTTTTCCAGCTTCGCCCTCTAGCATCTTATCGTAAGTCAGACTATCTAGCAGTTCTTTCATTGAGGTTCTTAGTTTCTCTTGGTCTTCCCTGCCCTGAGAGACTAAATTAGACCCATCTAATTGCAAATCTCCACCTGGTATAGGAACTGAAGAGAATTTACTGCGAACTAAACCAAGCAGCTCTTTAGAAGAAGCTAAACAAAACTCTCTAATCCACTGTCGACCCATACTGTTAATATTTTCAAATTTTATATTATCGTATGGAATGTTAGAAAAATCGCTTACACCATTTATGGTTCCGTCATTATAAGCTGGGTTAAATGGATCGCTCCCAAACCCAACTCTTATCCAAAGCTTTCTATTTTTTTCAGCCACACTATTTCCATCATTAAAAGTTGGAGATGGAAAAATTCTTATTTTCGTTCCCTGAGTCCTGAAAGAGTAGTTAGATCTTCTTACTCGATTAGATAAGCTCATTTGACCTCCGCGGAGGACGTCTTCGAAAACTGGAAGAACATAAAACACTGTCTCTGGAGTAAATGACTCAAAAGAAAATTCGTTATTGAGATAATTTATTGCTGAAGTTGTATCAAAGAATCTATAGGCTGCTTGGGGACTGAAGTGGAAAACTTCTAGTATTTTCATTTTTCCAGAACCATTATTGTTCAAACTAGAAGAAAAAATTAAATTTCCTGAATCGTCTTTTAGTTCGCTGTAAATATCATAATCTTGACGTCCAGATTCCAATTTAATAGATCCAGACAGCGTATTATAAGACCCTCCAATCCCTGCATCTTGAGCATAAGGCTCAGCTAATCTAAGGATGAAATCAAGAGTTTCATGAGCATATTTACCCTGAATATTAGAACCTGTAGAAGCCCCTAAAACGTTACTAAGCTGCGATTTAGTTTGAAATTCGTTTACTAAAGAGCCATACTCTAATGTTGATTCTTCCAAACACGCCCATATTTGTTTTTTAGTTAACTCTACACTTAAAATATCGTCGCCTAGCTTTCTTTTAACATACGTGATCATAGAATCAGCTTCTTTTTGAAAATCTAAATCGTCGTCAAAAAAGCCAAAAGGCGTTGGATTTAATGTTTGAAAAAATTTTGACATAAAAAAACTCGGCAACTATGACTAACTATTAAGTTAAAGTTCATAATTACCGAGCTAGATTGTTGCCCTAACAAATTTCTACGTGTAATTAATCACATAAATACTCATTCATTAAGACTATATTTTTTTCAAAAAAACTTATTTAAACCAAATACCACTGCTTTTCAAGAGCTCTCTTCCAAACTTTTTTTCTAAGAATAGCTTAAGTGAACTCCATCTCTCTTCAGAAAGTCCGCCGCCTGAATTAGCTACTGGTTTAGCCTTTTCCAACTTAGCACACTTAGCTTCAAGGGTATCAACGCGAAGTTGAAGTCGAGCCAACGCATTTTTTACTGCATCAAGATCAGTGTTGGTTTCTTTTTTTGCAGTTGTTTTTCTAGTTGTGCGAGGTTTCGTAGTTTTAGTAGTTTCAGGCATGATAAGAATCTCCAAATTCAGATTAGATTATATTTTTTTCTCAGAAACGTTTAATAAAAACAAAAGGGGCGGCACATTAAGTGCCGCCCCAACTATTATCTAAACAGTTATCAGATTACGTTAAGATCTGCAACCGTAACAGTACCATAAAAATCGCTTCTAACCATCTTCTTGCCATAGCGAGTCATAACGCCCTTACGCGGCGTGAAGTCCTCTGGAGCGAAGATTGTTGGAGTAACGATTAGAGGCACATAAGGTGCGTATACATAACCGGTCTCAAGATAGCTTCCGCCCTTGAATCCTACGAGAACCTTATTTCTTGGGAAGTAAGGATCTTTGTATACCGTGAAACGGTTACTAAGGGTTCCAACCTGTTCGGCTCCAATACTCATTGGAGTTCCGACTTGGCCGTCTCCGTCCAAGCTATAAGTAGGTCTATACAGAACTGAAGCTTCGAGGATAGTTGCAATATCTGGAGAAACTACGATGAAGTTAGCTGATCCGCGTAATGTAAGCCTATGAATCTCATTAGCAACATCAATAATGGTCTCAACTAGAGTCTCATACCATTCACGAACTGTACCGGTGAAGCTTGGACCAATGTTCCCTGCTCCGCCTGGAGTAACTAGAGCGCCACTCCGCTTGTTCATGAACTTACCTGGTGAGCGCGACCAGTAGAAGTTCGTCTTAGCCTGAGTGAGTAGATCATTAAGAATTTCACGATCCAACTCAAGAGCAATTTGTTCAGAAAGGATCTGAGTAAGCTCAACTTCTGCGTCTAAAGAGTGATACGCGTTAAGATCTTGAGCAAGCTCTGGTGACCAGCGAGCGCGGAGCTTTCTAGTAACTGCAGTAACCGCAATAGATTCAACTTTAATATCAATCTCTGGAATCTCTGGTGAAGGTGTAGTACCGAAGTTAGACTCAAAGGTTGGAATCGTTAGCGCGTCTCCATCACTGCCGACATTTAAGCTTGGTGATAAAATATAATCAATATCCATTCCCTCAGAGAAAGAATCTGTACCTGAGATAATCATCAATATTGCAGCGTTTGAATCACCCGCCTTAGTTAACGGATCGTGAGTGAATGAAGTTCCATCCCATTTACCAATCTGGTTAAGTCGTCTAACGTTAATAACCTTGTTTCCTGAAATTTGAACGTCTTGATCTTTAAGAGTCTGCGAGGGACCTGCAAAGTTAATAGCGGATGCCGATGGTATAAGAGCGAAATCCTTAACCATTGAAAGATCACCATTACTAAACTGAGTAGAGTTCAGGTCTACAAAAACAGCAGTGAAAACGCCTAAGCCTTCGCTGTTTGGATGATCTTCGATCAGCCTACAAATCTGTTCGTCAAACTGGAGAAGCTTACCATCAGAACCGGTAGCGGTCATGCGTTTATAGCTAGTGCCACCGCCCGAGAACGTAGTAGTTCCCTGGTATGCTCCAGAAGCAAGTAGAGTAATAGTGTTAGCTAACTGGTGGACTCTTGAATAACCAGAGCCAGCAAGATTGTACTGGCCACCGATTCCAAGAGAACCAGAACGTACGCCTTTACCCGTAGGAGCATTATAAATAGAGCTTCCTGAAGGGTACGTAGCAGAATCACCATCAGACTGGCCACCTACAGAGGTTCCATATGTGTAGTCTAGATAAAAAAGCAATCCAGACGGAAGGCTCATTGGCTGAACTGACACTAATTCATTAGCAACTAGTCCGCCGAAAACTCTGCGAACAATTGGAAATGCGATATTCTGAAAACCACGAAGATCTCCAGACGAAGTTAAGTTTCCACCACCGGTGGAAATTGAGTTGGCTTCACGAAGTACTTGCGATGCTTGGTTTTCAAGTAAGGTCGCCATATTTTCGCGAGTGGTACCTTCCAATCCCCTAAGGAGACCAGTGCGGGACCACTTTTCAATTAACCTTCTGTTACCCGTTCCAACGTTGCGTTG